ATCGGCCCAATCGACCAGGCCATCTCGCCCCTCACTGCCGACGCATCCAACCTGTGTAAACTCGTCGAAGACGCCCTCAACGGCGTCGCCTACCCAGACGATAGGCTAATCCAAATGCTTCTAGTGAAAAAGATTCCACGGTGAGTTTCGCAGACCTGCCATGGGAGCAACGATACGGATCAATGGGCGACGAAGCCGAAGGAGCATTCGAGGAACGCACCGAAGGGTGGGCACGGTACGGGTTCAACCGTCCGCCCTATTCGATAGAGACACTGCCGCTGTTCCTGCGGTACACCCCTGACTACGTCACCGTCAACACACTCATCGAAGTCATGGGTTGCGGCAAGAACGGCCTCAAGTTGAAACAGGAAAAACTGTCAGCTCTGACCATGTGGGACGGGCAGATGCCCGTCTGGTTGTGGATCTGGTCGACACCGAAACAGCAATACGCGTTTGTTCCGTTGAAAACGATCACGAAGTTCATTGACAAGGGAGAGGCGACCCCAGGGTCGTTCCGAGAGGGTAAAGCATACTACGGCTTCAAGCCGTCCCTCTTCCCTTGGACTGACAGTGTCATCGAATGACGGCCGACGCAAGGAATCCCTCTACGATCCCCTTCTCCCGTGGGGTCGGGCTGGCGACCGCCACATGCACACCTCGGCGTTCACCCGCCCCTTCTCAGGGTTGGAGGCACTCCTTGTTTGCGACCCCACCAACGAACCAGAAGAATCCGTTCTTGAACAGCTCACCCTACGCGAGGCTTTAGCCGACGCTCTCGACACCCTGGATGAAGATGACCGCTGGCTTTTCGACATGCTTGTTGTTGTTAGGTTGTCTCTGCGTTTTGTTGGCCGTGTTATCGGAATGCCTAAAACGACTGTGGCAAGAAGACGAGACAAAATCATCGCGAACCTTCGACAAATCCTCAGCGACGATTCCGTCGTTCAAGAACGACTAGGTCGACAGTGGTTCAACCCAGACAATCAGGCGGAGTTGCTTCCACACAACAAGTAATGAACTGCATCCATTTCTCCAACCAGATCAGCATTTCCTTCTGAGCCAACCAGTTGCCACGCTCGGCTTCTTCCCACGCACACAACAAGGCGATCACTTCGTCTGTGGTGAACACGGTCAACACGCCGAGGTGTTCACCGTTCCACTTGGCGTGGGTGCCGTCCTCAACCTCGAACGTGCCGCTGGCACGCTCCAACTCTGTGGTGATGCCCTCCTGTAGTTCCTGCCTGACAGAGCTGGCAAACCACGAAGACCACGCCGCCTCGAAATCGAGCGGCGTTTCTTCACTCACGACCCGAGTCGTTCCCTGGCCAGCGTCTTCACTGCCGACAACAACGCTGCTCCCGCTGCGATAACCGCAGTGCGAAGCGTTGAAAGGTCACCGATGATGATGACAGCAGTGAAAGCCTGCACCGCAGTCCACGCTGCTCGTTCGCCCCATGAACCCCACGAAAACTTTGATGACGTAGTCACTTCCCCTTCTTTCCGCGGCCAGCCTTTGAGTAGGCTATAGCCGCTGCTTGATCTTTCGGATAGCCCTCACCGATTAGTTTACCAATGTTGTGCGACACTGTCGCACGGCTGGATCCGCGTTTGAGCGGCATGCTAGTAGCGGGGCTTCGGACGTTTCGGGCGCTTCTGGCCCACTGTCAATCTCGCAGAGCTTTGCGGGCTGCTGAACGCGACTGGCCTGCCGGCAGCGAAAAACTGCCGCGTTTCACGCTGTCGACCAGAATACGACCAGTGGCTACCAGTTTCGGCGTTTTGCCGTCACGCATCAGAACCTACTTTCCGAATGGTCGGCCACCGCTGTTGGCGTTGCCGAGATTGGTGCTGCGTAGATACGAGGCAGCCTTCTTCGCCTTCTGACTCATGTCCCACATGGTGAACGAAGACGTTGAGTCGTTGGGCTGGTCGTCTTGACTGCCGAACGTATCCTCAAACGTTTCGTATCCTTTTCCTTTAGGCATTGAAAGTACCTCCTACAAGAGGAACAGAGCGTCCCACGTTGAACGGTCCACTGCCCCCGTTTTCCGCAGAATCCCCAGATTGGTTTGGAAATCTTTTACCGCCAACCTCGTCTTCGCCCCGAAGACACCGTCGACCGGCCCAGGGTCGTAACCCTTGTCCCGCAAGCGGGCCTGCACCCATCGAACCATTTCGCCTCGGGAACGCCGCAGCCTCGACAACGGCTTGGCATCAAGAACAGCTCCCAACTCGCGGAAGAACCGTGCTATCCCCTCAAAGTCGATAGTTGACGGGTTCCCAGCGTAAAGAACGCATCCGTTGACCAACCATGCATGCAACTCTGTTCCAGGGCACGCCGTCGACGACAAGTCCTTATGGCCCTTCAACCACAGTTTCCCTCCGTAACGGGACTGGATGTCTGCAATAACCTCTGAGATGCCTATGAGGGCAGGTTCGGGAATCTTCTTGCCTCCGAAGCCCGTGTAACAGATGCTTTCTGTTTTAAAGTTGTAGTGCTTGGTAGCGCCAGAAACGATCCCTGAACCTCGGCCCTCATAGATCACTCCGTTTTCGTCAACAAGCCAGTTGTAGGCAACAGCGTTCCAACCGCGAGTATCCATGTGGTATCGCTCGTAGGCTCGAACTGCGGTAACGCCCTGTGGCGGGTCGACTACGCCAGAGTGATGAACGACTATTCCCACGACACGGGAAGAACGCAGCCGCGTGAACGGCCTCTTCGGCGGTCTGGCGTGCCAATCGTCGCGTGAGATGAAGTCCATCAACCTAACCTGCTTTCGTCCCAGCGAGTCTAGACGTTGCGGACCTCAATGTCGATCATGCGTTTCATGTCGTCCGACAACTCACGCTGCATGCGGATCAACTGGTTGCGTTGCTCCTCAGGGGTGTTCGCCCGCAGGCCACCACCGAACATCGTCGACATGAACGTCGTCATCCAACGCTTCTCATACTTTTCCTCGCCTGGGATGAGGCGACGCAGCCGCCCCATGAACGGCATCAACTGATCCAACACATACAGGTCCGTGTCGGTCATCTTCCATTCGCCCTTACGGTTCTCCTCCGCTTTCCCCAACGTTCCGAGGATCGGCATCAACCCTGGGATGTTCGCATACGACGGCGGCACATTCTGGAAGCGACCCTTCAACGGCAGGTCTGCGAAGAACTGCTTGCCGGCCCACATCTCGATAGGCAACTTGGCATACGGGAACGCTGATTCGGCGAAAATCCTGGTCGCCATGTCCAACGGCTTGATACCCGTGATCGGCCGCTCCCCAGGTTTCATCCAACGGTTCAGGTCTTTGAACGGCAGGTCGGGCAGCAGGTACACCTGTGACCCGTCCATCCTCCACGGCAAACGGATACCCAGGTTCTCCATGAAGTAGTCGGGCACGACCCCTTCGGCCTCGCTGGAATACTCCAGCTCGCCTTTGATCTGCCGCAACCTCGACCACGCTGCCGGCCGAGACCCGATGGATTCGACCAGCACTGGCAGAATGTTCTTCTGCCATTTCCAGAACGGGATGATCGCTTTGATCTGAGCTTCTCTGGGGGTTATCTCACTGTAATCGAAATGATATTTGCGAATCCCCTTCCACGCCTCGTCGAGGGTGCCGCCGCCCTCCATGATGTGGCGCGCTGCGGTCATACGCACCATGTACTCGGCTTCAGTGTTGGCTTTCCGCACCGCTCTGAACGGCCAGAAATGCGCCCTGAACGGATTCCAAGTCCCCGTAGGAGCCAACCCGCTTTTCTCCGCCACCTCGATAGCAGCCTGACCTCCACCAGCGATCCCCGACCGCTCTATCTGATCGAAGATCCGCCAGTCCCGATCAGTGGCATTGCGGAACATGCCGCGCACCCCAGCGAGCTTGACCGGCTGGCCTGTCTCAACCGTCTTCCACGCCAGATACTGGCTGCCGCTTGAAATCTGACCAGCGACCGGCACCTTAATCGGAATGTTGCGTGCCTTCGCCACACCCTCCAGATACTGGCGGTACTTCTTGTCTTTGGTCGCATCAATGGACGCCCGCATCGCAGCACGTTTCATCGCTGAAGTCTTCGTGTGCTGACCCATCTCGACACCCAGGATCTGAGAGTTGATCCAGGTCGCACCCATGATGTTACGAATCACGAACCCAGGAGTAGCCACCGCCTGAGCTTTCCAATAGTTCAACAACGAGAAGTACCCCTTCGACCATTCTTTGAACGCCTTGGCGTTGTTGAGTTTCGCAGCGGCCAGGGTGGCCGCAGCGAACAGGTCAGCAGATTCCTTCATGTTGACTGCCGAGTAGCCCTTCAGGAACGGCCCCGTCATCTGGTTCGACAGGGCCTCGTTGTACGCATGCTGAAACCCCCGCAGGTTGCGTTCCTGGTTGATCATCTCGAGGGCGTGCTCCTGGCTGTCAGCCGCCGAGATGCGCCGGCCGAGTTCCGCCGACTGGCGGGCACGGTTCATTTCCAGTTCGAGTTCCATGGCCTGCTCTTTGGCGGACTGTAGATACTTCTGCTGGTCAAACAACTGGTCAGGGGTGAGTATGTCCTCCTGAGCGAGGAGCCGCGCCTCCTCGAGCCCACGCTCCAAGTCGGGTGCGTTTGCCTGCCACTTCTCCGCTGCTGCTTTGGCTTCCTCTAACGCCTCGTTGTAGACGCGGGACTTGGCGAGTACGCCTGCTTCTGCTTGGGCGACCTTGTCGGCGATGTACGCCAGATCGGGCAGATCCCCTGCACCGATCTGGGCGCTGACTGCCCGCAGGAAGTCGTCATCAGCGGCATGCAGGTATGCCGTCGACCCTGTCAGATTATCGAGATCAACCCACTCCTGATACTTCTTCGCCCAACCCTTGATCTCAGGCAACACACTGGACGGCATGCGACCAGTCTGCAAAGTCTTAACAACCTGATCGGCAGCCCTGACCGTCCTGTCGTTCAACGCCCCACGCGCCATGCGACCATTCATCTGAGCCAACGCAGACTCCAACACGGCTATGTCGCGGCTCTGGGCCTGCAACTGTGCGTAACCCCTGGCCCCCGCCCGCTTCGCAGCGGCGTCCACCCCGTCGACCATCTGCCTCAGCCGTCGTATCTCCCAACCGATATCGTCCGCGAACCCCGCATACTCCGACATGACCCGAGCCCACCCCTCGGTCGGCAACTCTCCGAGCGAGTTCACGGCCTTGATCGCCGCTCGGAGATCCTTCGGCAACCACGTTGCCTTCCCCGCCTGAAGACCCTCGACGGCTCGCGTCGCAGCGTTTATGCGCCGACCCAACTCGGGTGCAAGCATCTCAGGCACCGAAGAGGCCGGCGTGGGCAGCCCAGCGGCCCCTACCAGCTCCACGCCCTCCGCTGCTTCGTCGACCTGCCTCAGACGAGCCGCCCCCACACGGCTCGCATTGATCTTGCCCTCGAACTGTTTGATCGTGCCATCCTCACCAACAATCTGCTTCAAACGCTTAGTGAGATCCATGCTGATACCGCCCGCATCAGAACGGTAAACGACACCCACATTCTTCAACTCGCGCAGCACATTCCCCTCCTGCACGCCCTGAGCCATGTTGTGGATATACCGTTGCACAACCTCGTTGAAATCATCGGAGAACAACCCCTTGTACTCCTGCTCACCGAGAATCCGCTTACCGATCTCGTCCCTCTGATCGAGAATCGACCTGCCCGTCTTTATCGGGCTTTCAAACATCTCACCGAGGAACGAGTTGGTGTACAACCGCTCCGCCTCAGCCTCCCCCAACCGCGCCACCTTGTCGTCATAGGCCCCTGGCGACAGAATGGTGCGAGGCTTCCACGGGGAACCGCCCAAAGCCGGTCCCGTAAACTCAAACCCCTCGCCGCCGAGGATCTTCTTGCCGGCCGTTGACAGGTAACGGGCCGCGTACAGATCGTCAGCGAAACCAGCAAGACGCGTTTCCCCCAACGCATCGTTAGTGAGCCGGCGTGCGTCATCCCACCACTTCAACAGCTCCTCATGGAACTCGACGCCGCGGCTACCGAGCCGTCGGAACGACTCAGGCAACTCGGGGTTGATCATCCCGTTCACAAACGTGGGCCTGTCAGAAGCCCGCATCATGTCCTCGGAAGAAATCTTGAAGTCCCTCATCTTGTCAGCCAGCCGCATAGCCCCCGACCCCTCCTCGGGGACGTTCGCAGCCTTCGCAGCCATCCTCCACCCAGGAGGCGGCTTACCAGGAGCGCCGAGCAGCCTCCCCCTGAACGTGCCGGCCGCAACTGCGGCCTTATTGGCGGCCTCTTCCATGAAAACCCCAGCCAACGCGGTATCAGGGTCGTCGGAAAGTTTCAGCCGTCGGATCGGCGCCCGAGCATTGAACGCGTTGTCGGCCATCTGAACGACTTTGGTTTGCGTCGCTAGACGCATCGCATACCCAGGCAGCGGGGCTACCACCTGTAGCAGCGGTGTCGACCACGGCAACGTGAACGGCAACGTGATCGGCAAACGGCGACCAAACGCCGCAGCCTCCATGATGTCCCGATGCAACCCCTTCGGAATGCCACCCTTGAGGAGCATGTCCGCCACCGCTGTTTCGCCCTTCTTCAACAGCTTCATCGAGTCGGCGATCTGAGGGGCATACTTTTGAACGTCGAACGCCTTGTCGGGCAGGATGAACGCTGGAACGTATTTGGCTCGCTGCGCTCGGGTAGCCTTACCCACAGCACCACCCGTGGCGAAACTCAACGGCCTCTCCACGATGTGACGGCCCAGCCGGCCCGTCCCAGGGATCGTGAACGTCAACCCTGTTTTGATCCCGATCTCTTCGAGGGCTTTGCCGGCCGACAGAATCGACTTGCTCTTACTGACCCGTGCCGCAGCGGCCGTCAACTCGGCGGCTTTGGCCGGCGTGGCGGCGAGACCTGACGCTTTCGTCAGCGCCTTGACGACATCGTCGACCTTGCCCAGGG